TCTCTTGCCCGAGCTTGCCGAAGCTGACAGCGGGACCGGTAGCCCCAACGGCTTCTTCCATCTTATTGATTGCATCATAAACCGCTTGCTGACTATCGTGGCTTTGATTCTTAAATTCGTCGGTTTGAGTGTATTTCTTAGCGTCAGCCAGAACAGGCTTGATAACCTTAGAAAACATATTGCCAAACTCTCCGAACACAATAGCCCAATCAACCTTAGCATTAAGCTCGTTGGCTGACACACCGGCTAATTTACTATCGCGCTCTGCAATCAGCGACTGTCGCTCTGCTCCGGTCGCCTTCTTTATCTTCTCAGCATACTCTGACGTTATAGCCAACTTCTGTTGCTGATATGTGCCATACCGCTGCAGTGTATCCTGCATCAGAGCAAACTCATCTTGATACGTCTGAGCAATAGCCCTGCGACGCTTTTCCTCGTTTAGCTCCGTGGCGGTATTTATAGCCGATTGTTGTTCTTCGCTCAGATTATTTCCAAGTCCGGCTTTCTTGTTGTCCTTTTTCCACTCTTCTTCCTGTTTTTTAATTTCCTCTTTGCGCTTTTGGTAATCTATGCGAATCTGAGCCAACTTCTTCTCAAGCCCGTTCTCCATCGCCTCAATACTTTCAGCCTCATTAGAATTTTGTAACTCTACGAGTTCATGGCCAAGCTTACGCTCCAGTTCTTCGCGTTGTTCAGCTTCGCGCTTTGCCTTATCAGCTTTCTTTTGAGCCGATTCGGAGTCTTTATCAGTCTGCGGCTTGTACTTGTCGTAATTCTTTTTCGCCGTATCCAGAGTATCCTTTAGCTTTTTGCTCTGTTCTTCAAACTCCTCTTTAGAGAGCTTATTCGCTTTATCTTTGATAAATTTATTGTACGCCGTAAGTGCGTCATCATATTCTTTCTTGGCTGCAGCAGCCCAATCGGAACTTGAACTCTTCGTCTCACTACGACGAGACTGTTCTTTCTTCAGTTTATCGGCTTGATACTCCAATTCCTGACGAGAATACGTACCGGTCAATTTTGAATCGCCGATCCAAATCTCACCATACTGCTTTCCCGACAGCTTCATCTTCGCCAACAAATTCTCACGCTGAGTGATCTGTTCGGCGAGTGTGTCATTATCTATACCGGTTAAGTCCTGGAAGTAAGCATTAACCTCATTCTTGCGCACCTCCTTTGATAGTGACGTGCGTTTGGCTTTCAGGTTCTTCAGTTCAGCAGCCTCGGTAGCCGAGAGCGCACCAGTAATGCCGTTACGACCTTTAGCTTTGCGCTTATCTTCTAACTCGGCGATGCGATTGTCGACTTGTTTGAGCTCGTTCTTAGGATTCTCGATAGACCGCTTGCCATCAATGGCAGCAATTTTCTCCTTAATCTCCAAGATATGCGCTAACGCATCAGCCTCCGTCTTATACTTGGCGAAGATTGATGGGTATTTCTTTTCAAGAGCATCAAGAGCTGCACGTCTATTATTAGTAGATACAGCCTCATTACCGGCGACTGAGCACAGATTCTCAATCTCCGTTGCATGTTCTTTCTCCTTATCAATAATCTTCTGCTTCTGGTTTTGGTAGCGTTCTTCCGCCTCGCGCAATAACTCGGTCTGGTTTTTCATAGAGATTAGTACCGACACAAGCCCTATGGCAGCAGTTGCTACAAGCACATAAGGGTTGCGCATCATTGTCAAGTTGAGCTGCTTCTGCGCAGCCTCGACAAGAAGTAACCAATGATATTTCAGAGCCTCGGCAGTGGTCTCCCATCCGGATGCAGCGGCAGCCAACATGACGGCTGCTCGATATGTGCCATAGGTGGCAACAACGCCCATCAATATTCTACCAAAGCGTTCATAGTTTTCAATTACATAAGAGATGCCGGATAATGTTTTATTGATGATCCCTTCAGACTCTTGTCCGATTTCATCAAACATCATATATAAAGCATCTTCGATATTAGAGATTTGACCTGTGATGGTCTTTGACTGAGCTTTCATAAGACCGCCAAATTTACCACCCTCATCAGTAAGGCTCTCTATAACCTTTTGAACTTCAGGGAAGCCGACTTTCCCGGATTCCACCAAGTCCTTCACCTTATTCTCGGCTACACCAAACTGCTTTGCCAATTCCGAAAGCATCGGAATACCGCGTCCGGTGAATTGATTAAGGTCTTGCGTATATAATCGGCCTTGAGCCATAGTCGTACCATACAGATACACAAGGTCATTCAATGGTACAGATAGGCCAGCGGCTATATCACCAAGCCTTGTCAGTGTCTCATTCACCTTCTCAGCTTCAAGACCATATGCAAGCAACTGCTTTGCGCCATTCGCCACATCTTCGAGACCAAACGGAGTGATGGCTGCCGTCTTGACCAATTGAGCAAACAGTTCATTAGACTTTTCTGCACTGCCAAGCATAGTTTCAAATGCAACTTGAAGTTGCTGAACCTCACCTCTCGTTTTAGTGATTTGAGATACCAGTTCCTTCATAGTAAATGCACCGATAAGCTTTTTAAAAATCTGCTGGACCCCATCAGCCTCTTTGCCAAGCTGGTTCATCTGCTTACCGGCTGCCGCTGTTTCAGAAGTCAAACCTTTGACATTTGCACGTGCGTTATTCAGCCCGCGTGATGCGCGGTCGTTAAGCAATATTTCTATTTCTACCGGTTTACTCATTTAATCTGCTTTGAAAATATCCTGCGATATCACTTGCTTCATCTTCCGCCGAATCGGCATCTGATGTATTCTTTACTTTACGCCTGACGTATCGTGGGGCATCGCTTAGCATCATTATCAGCGTCTGATAATTGACACCATATAATATATATTTGATGCTCCACCCGGTGGCATCGGCTATTTGCCACACGAATCCAAAGAGGCTATGTGAACCTTCATACTCGGTTCTTAACTCCCCTTGCTTTTTTGGCTCGTCCTCGGCTTCATCGGATTCGTCACCTCCGCCGATGCGATAATAGGTATAAAAGGGTCAGTTCCCATGAGTGTAACAAAACGCTTCATCGCTCCGACGAGGTGCGCATTACTCATCCGGTTCTTGACCAGCCATGTCATTAATCCTAAGAATAGACGAGAAGTCAATGCGCCTCGGCATATAGTGATTGCTATCATTTTAGCAATCTTATTGCCATGATCAGCAAGGAATCTCATCTCATCTTCCTTACTAAATCGCCACATATCCTCACTTGTCACACCCATAGATAAGTATATACGAGCTATTTTGATTTGCCCGGCTAAGCACGGACGCTTCATCGTTACTCGGATTTCGACAGGTTTCTTTTTAAAGGGGACGCGAATACTCGCCATTGGGACACTAACCCCAACATCAAGCAGAGCATCCGCGCCCTCTATTTGGACCTGCCTTACGGCATCAGTGTTCATATTTATTCAGCAACAGTGTCGTTAACTTCGTAAGGTGCAGAACCATCTGAAGGTTTGTTAACCTTGAGCTGACACTCAAGTTTGGATGTTTCGGTCAAGGTAAGCTTGCCGCCGAGATTGGCAAGTAAGGTACCATTGGGGACAGTCACTGTCTGACCGGAAACAAGCTCGATAGCAAGCTTGCCCGAGATTTGCACCAATGAGGTCGGAGTTTTCCAGCCTGTCGGCGATGTTTCACCTCCAACTAACTCGCCACCGAGGACGGCTTTGAGATTCTTATAATCTACTTGAATAAGATTGAATGTAGGCGAGATGCTTGCATTCTTATTCAACAGAGTGAGAACAGGAGCATCGGGGACTTGTTCAGCTTCGATGTCGGTTGTCTCCGGCTTAGAGCCACCCCAATCCCAAGAGCCTTTCTCAATATAACCAAGTTCGAAAGTATCGAAAGTCACCTTGCCGATACCATACATGAATTTTTTATCCATTTTGCTTTACTTTGTTTGTTATTACCGCGCCGGCTAACATGCCGACGATTAATATTATTATCATTACTAACCCTCTACTAACGCCATTCGTACTGCTTTCGGCCTCCGTTCGAGCCTCAGCCGCCTCTTTATAGCGGTCACGCTCTTCACGCGTCGACCAATACAGCGACTCGTAGTAGTCTAACTCTGCCCACAGACTGTCGCACGTCGCCGTCGCCTCGATACTGTCTCCTCGCACTGCCAGCCGCAGCCCGGCTTGACCGCTCTTTGACGTATAGCTCGCGCCCTCGGGCAGCTTACGCAGGCTGTCCACGGGCACTCGTAGACTCGTCTCGCTTGACGCTATCACTTGTCCCTGTACTATCCTGACCTCCGCACGTGCACTGTCCGCCTTGACCGTTGTCATCTCCGACATCTCCGTGGCGTTGACGGCTTTCTTGGTCGACGCGCAGCTTCCGCAGCACAGGACAAACATCACGATGAGGACACCCGTTAGCCGTGTCCAACGCCTTCCTGAACCGCGCCAGCTCGCGCTTTGTCGATGCCATCTCCCGCTTCGTCGCCTGCAGGTCTTCTCTTGTCGCATTAAGTTCTTCTTTTAAGGGTTTTACTATATTCTCAACCAACACCCGAGTGGCGTGTTCTGCGTTATCTATCCGTACCGTCTCGACTTCTGCTCGCGCTTTATCCGCGTCTGCGTTAGCCTTCCGCACCGTCGACTTCAACGACAACAGCGACACCAGGCACGTCAGCAGACCGCCTCCAAGTATCAGATTGATTACCTCACTCCAGTTCATCACCACTCTATTTTAGTGTTATTGTCTTATCCCGATAGCTTTAAGCCACGCCTGTACATCGAAGCTCGGACACGCCTTCGCCGCCAACTCGTTATGACCGACTATCCTTACCTGCGGATGCTGCGCATTGAAGGCCTTGACATACGCCTCCATCGCCTGCAGCTGTGCCGCCGTCCGTGTGTCTTTCGCCGTCTTGCCGTCCTTGGACAGCCCTCCGGCATATACCACATGACGACTTACCGAGTTATAGCCCTTCGCTCCGTTGGTGATCTCCCACGCATCTACATTGGCGTCTTCGTTATTATCCACCAATCGCTCTACACTGCCGTCAAGGTGTATCAGGTCGGTATAACCCACCTGTTTCCACCCTCTGCCTCCCTGACTTACCGGCGAGGTGTGCCACCGCCTTATCTCGGCGGCACTTACCTCGCGCCCCTCAGCTGTCGCCGTGCAGTGCAGTACCAGATACTTCAATGCTGCCATAACTCATCGCTTACGCTTGATAACCGCTGCGGATTACCACGCCCGCATCTTCTTTCTTCGGCATCGCGATGAAGTAGTGGCGGAAGTTTATCTTGTTACGTTGATATTCGGGATCGGTCGCTGCCTCTGAGTAGTACATCTTGGTCGAGCCGGTAGCCTTGAACACACGCGGTGTGTAGAACGCAAATGAGCATTGGAACTCACCGGTCTCCGCTACTGCATCATATGCTTTCTTCTCGCCCGCTGTGGTGTACAACGGTGTCTTGCCGTATTCATAAATCTCAAATCCGTAGAGCTTGCCTACCTTACCGGTGCTGCGGTCGATATTATATTGCTCACGGAATTTTTGATCCGCCAACAACAGGTCATTCACGTGGTCGGGACACAATACCAGACGGCGGTTCTCAATAGGCACACCGAGTTTATCCATCGCACGTTTCGCTGCCACTACATCAGACATGGTCATCTTCTTACGACCGGTCTCTTCTTCGACATCGCCGCTGGTTGTCAGCACAGGTGTCTTCGTGGTGTTGGACTTCGCACAGAGTGAGTGTGCTGCCTTGCCAAATCTCGCATCGTTCAACGCATTCGCATGACTCTCTTTGACGCGCTCGATCTTGTCATAGCTTGCCGCATACAACTCGTCATCGGTGATGGGTGTCACCTTGGTCTGATACTTGTCAAGGCTGATGGCAATATCTTTATCATCAAGCACCTGCAAGGGTATCGGATAGGTCGTGTTATTGATAATAACCTCGGGATCGACACCTACATCTACCAAGTGAATGATGTCATTATTCACTATCGAGCTTTGGTCGGGGATACCGTCAAGCCATGTGCCGTCGAGCATACTGCGTAGGCTCTTTACGGTCTCGCCGGTCCAGATCTCGGTGAACACGGTCTCGCGCACTTGACCTTCTTCACGGGGTACAAAACTCATTACCATACCTACAGCCACCATCGCAGCTGAGCACAAATACGGATTAACGCCTAGCACCAATCCGAGGGTCGCACCGATGATGATATTCACCATCAATGCAATCAAGATTCTTACAATCGCTTTCATTTTCTCTCTATTGTTTTTCGTTTAAATTTCACATTCCATGCCGTACTCTGCCTTATAGAGGCGTTTGTACTCTGCCGTGTCGCTCTTGCGCATCTTCTCAAGTTCTGCGCTCGGTACTTCGCTCAACTTCGCGTATGTCTTATGTTCGGGTGCAGCTCCTGACGCGGGATTGATTGTCTCGGTGAGCTTCACTGACGCCGACATCGCATCAAAGGTCGCCTTCAACGTATCAATACCTACTTGCTGACCGAGCTTGATAAACTGCTCTTTCTTGTCGGCTCCGATTTTCTTCTCTCCGATGGCTGCTTCTACCGCTCCGGTGATAGCTGCCAACTCCATATCGGCTTTCGCCTTGAGCAACTCGACATTGCTCTTCTCTGCGGCTAACAGTGCATCTACTTTCGCCATGACTGTAGCCTCATCTGCCGTCTCCGGCAAACCCAACTGATGGGCCAAGGTTTTTATATCCATATCTTTATTTGTTTTTAGTCTCGGCAGGGGATTGTCTCCCTTGCTGAGGGTTACTAATTGTCCGTCTTTTCGCAGCACCAGCGCATCTTCGTTTGAGCCGATGTCCACAAGCGACACCTCATATAGTCGGCACTTGGTGACCGTCGCTGCCGTCTGCCCCGGTAATATATACTGTGGATCGTCACTCATCTCTAAGATGTCGACACCTACACTCACAGCCTTCAAGCTGCCATAGTCCCACTGCTTCTTACACTGCTGCGACAACTCGGTCACTTGGTCAAAGTCCAACTCGGCGGTGATACTGTCGCCTTCGCGCTTGATGTCCTTCAACTGTCCTATTACTTGTCCGCGATTGTGCATGTACAGCAGCACCGGATTCTTCTCGTAGCGACTGATGTCCATACCCGAGGTCAACACTCGACCGCCGTAGTCATTCAGTCCGTCATTCGTGATTCTTACTCGTTTTGCCATTG